GCGGAAGTATGGACGGTTATTTAGTTTGTCGTCTAGGGTGAGGTAGGTGTGTCGGGTTTGGAATCCAAGTACGGATACACGGTTAGCCACGATGATTTGTTCCAACTTTGTCGCCTGTGCGGGGTGTGGTGCGAACTCACGTCCTCCGTACCCGACCCAGGTTTGCATGGCAATCCCAAGTCCTCCGCCAAAATTACCTCGGTCTCTCCAGTTACTTCCAGTTTCACACTGTGCGACCTTTTCCCAGTAGCGGATTGTAGCCACTCGGTTATTGGAACGACGTTGTTGCTTAATTACCTCGGTTTGCCTCACCTCTTCAGGAACCCATCGGTTTGCTGAATCATGTACGGAAAAAGCATCGGTTGTGGTAGCGACTTCTGTATCGGGCGTTTGTCCGACTGCTGTACCCCCCTCTCCAAGGTTCCCTGTAAACAGGTTGATGAGTAAGGTCGCAGTCAAAAAAACGGTTCGGTACATCGGTGTCCAATCTCTCTGCCAATAGAAAAGACCCCATAGTTTGCTCAAGGCGTGCTATGGGGTCGCTGTACCAGTTTACAGGCTCAGGGGTCCAGAAGCAAGAACTTGAGAAGGTCTAAGTCACCCACATCTTCGGTCATTAAAGGAACCGAATTAGTATTCAAAGTCTCAGGCAACTTGTTCTCTGCTTCGCAACAATCATCGCACCTACAACCTTGTCGGTATTTCACCCAAGTTCCATGTGCCCGTGCGGCACTGGGTTTTGGTGCCTTATCTGTAAGAACGGTGCGTTCTAGAGGGGTGAGTCCTCCCCACATTCCCCATGTTTCTGTAATGCCTGCGTCTAAGCAGTCCTTCCACACAGGACAACGTCTACACACTTCTCTGGCGATGCTGTAATACTTGTCAGGATTGTCACTGTCTAATGGTGGGTACCATAAGTCAATGTGACGGTTCTTACAAAGGCTTTTTGGAATCCATTCAGGTGTATCCATTTAATTTGGTCAGCCGTCTTGGCGAACCACACAATCCCATCCACATCCCGTATATCCAGCAATATCTGCCCAATGGTCTCGCTTGTGTGGAGTCCATGCAAGGCGTGCGACCTTTACCAAGGTCATCATGATTGCGACATCGTGAGGATTGAGGTCTAAACCACCTCGGGCGTGAATAATACGCTCAAGGTACGGTTGCCAAAGTTCAGCGGTTGTCGTGAAGTTGTCCAAGGGGTCTCCGTAGTCAACATCTCGGTTTCCGTCAATCAGCGCACTTGCTTCCTCAAGAATGTCAGTTCTGTTGTTTGTCATAGCCATTTGTACGTCTGTGTGTAGTCGTTTGAGTGTGGATTAGAAGTAGTTACGTTTTTGATGAATTGGTTTTTTGGAGTAAACATTGGAACCTTGCTAATGAGTTTTGGTCCCTTGAAGTAAGCGTGGTATTCGTTATAGAGTTTGACCTTAGTAGCGAAGTCAAGCAGGTCTTCTACACGGTGTGCGTCTGAAGTCAGGTTCCACGGTTGAGTACGAAGGAACGACATGATATTCGCTTTTTCGTACTCGTTGTGGTACGGAACATGGTCGTCAATGGCAGCGCACTTACCGTTGCTGAGAACTTTGAGAATCGTCTTGTCCCTGCCGAAGTGGAGGCCATCGGGAAGAAGGTCGTAACGCTGTAACCAACGAGCGGTTTGCTGGTAGGCGTTTGCGTGGCGGTGAGTGAGAATGTGAATGGTAATTCCCTGCTCACGAAGAGATGCCCAACCCTCCGCAGTGTTCTTCATTGGTTCGTACCAGTTGAAGATTTGCATATCTTCAGTGGCATCGTTCAGCCACATTTGGAATGTTAGGTCGGTCATGTCCCAGTCATGGTAGAAATCCCATTTTGTTGCTGGGGTGAGTTTGCGCCCCATCCTGTTTTCACAGAACTCTTGGAAAACACCAACGAAGTCATACATGACTCCGTCCATGTCAATACCGACATCAGTAATCATTGAGCCACCTCTTGTTGCTGTCATGGGTTACCCAAGCCACCGTCTTTTCAAGGGCAGTTTGGAGATTGTACGGAGGCTTCCAGCCTGCGCTAAGAATCTTGCTGTTGTCAAGGGCGTACCTGTGGTCATGCCCTGGTCGGGTGGAGTGGTAGTCAACCCACACCAACTCAAACGCTGTATTGAGGATGTCTGTAACCATGCAAGCCATTTCGTAGACAGACTTTTCCTCACCAGCAACGTGCCAACGGTTTGGTACATTTGGAAGAACATTGCTGTCCCCATACTGGTAAGGGCGTGTGTTGGTCAGAATCCACAAAAGCGCATCGGCGTGATTACGGGCATGGAGCCAATGACGTGAGGACGGTTCCCAGTCAGGCAACCCATCCACAATGCCGTGATACTTACCGTGCAACTCCACAGGGTCGCCATTGGCAATAGCACGAATGGTCTTGGGAAGGAACTTCTCAGGATGCTGACGCTCGCCAAAGAGGTTCATAGTATTTGTAATGGTCAGGGGAAGACCGTAGGTGCGCCAGTATGAAATACCAATCGCTTCCTGACCGACCTTACTAGCGGCGTAGGGGTTTGACGGAAGCATTGGGTCAAGCCACTCTTGATGGGCGTGTCCTGCGGGGGCGGCTCCATATACCTCGTCCGTGGAGATTTGTACGAAGTGCTCCAGTTGGTCATGGTTGCGTGCCCACTCATACAGGTTCAGAGAACCAATGACATTGTTGTGGATAAAGGGTGCTGGGTCACTGATGGACCTGTCAACATGGGATTCAGCAGCGAGATGCAACACATGGGTGATTCCCGACAACTTGTCAGCAACAGGGAAAAGAGGTGCCCGAAGGTCATGCCACATCACGCCCACACGGCTCGGATTGTAGTTGGAAATGTCAAGAACTCGGTCAACCTTGCCTGCGTAGGTCAGGGAGTCAAGAATGTAGATTTCTGCATCGGTATTGGCAAGAAGGTGCTCAATGAGGTGGTGACCAGCAAAACCACAACCTCCAGTTACGAGGATTTTCATGAAAGGTTGTATTCTCCGTTGTCATCGTCATCGTCATTGGAAATCATTTCCAAGAAGTAATCCCAAAGGTCGTCATATTGCACAGGGGAAGTCAGGTCAACTGAGATTTCCAGCAAAGTGAGCCAAATACGTGCCACGAAGAACAGGATTATGGCGATGAGGATTGTGTTTAACATGTGGTGCTCCTAACAGGGGTATTGTAATCAACGACCCCTGCCATTGTCAATCGGTATCTGATAAATCTATGATGTCAGCGTACAGGGCATCGGTAGAGTTTTGGTCAAGTCCACCGCCTGGAAGCATTCGGTTGGTTTCTCCAGCCTTGGCACCGAACAGGCGTGAGAGGACACCGCTCTGACCACGGGTCTCTACTTCAATGCGAAGCATTTCACGGTTGTCATTGAGTTTGGTCATCTTCTCTACGAGGTTAAATACTCGGTCAATTTCTGTAGAGAGTGCCGAATCAAGCCCTTGTCCTTCCAGTTCCTCAGCGAAGCGAGCGAACATCACACGACCCACCTGCATCTCCAAAAGAGCCTTCAAAGCAGCCTGAAGTTGGTCCTTTGTCCTAATCTCCAAAGGAAGCGAAAACGCACATGTCGCATTTTCATTGAATTGAGGACATCGGGATGCCAGATAGCAATTATTGCACTCCCTTAGTGGGTCACCGTTATAACGAAGAAGTGATACTTGTTCAGGGGATATTTCTACTTCTTCCCCATCTACACCAAGGGTTTTATGACCCATAGACGTAACGGATTCAACGCCCATTACTGGTAGTAATAACCGTTCCCGTTCGTGCCTCTTTTCAATACCCCCTGTAGTAATACCTGACCCCCCCTGTGCCGCATTTTGAGTATGTGGGGTATGGTGGTCAATAGTAATAATACCCCCTGTTTCGGGAGGGTTGAATTCGTCCTCATCGTCCTCTACAGAAGGGTCATAGGCCCCAAAAGTATGGGTCTCCCATTGTTGCCAAGAACGGATTGCAAGGGTGCCAATTGCCGAAACATCATCCTCCATTACAGAATCTACATCAACGTCAAGACGCTGAATGTCGGCACGATGCTTCCTGCGGGAAGACTCTTTCTGCTGTGCTGGATAACGGCGCAAACCGTGACCGTCCCACACCTGAGTCTCTCCATAACGGATGACAGAAGTCCAAGAAACGACCACCACGGCATCCCAGGGGAGGCTCTCAATGAGGTCAGGCTTGGACGTAAGACCAATCAGTTTGGCACCCCAGCGTGAGGACAACTGGCGGATTCGGGACATATTTCGGGGATTGACCGCCTTGTCCGAAATGGCTACCCTGCCATACTTTTGACAGAGCCATGCCAGCCGTTCTAGGTCATTTTCGTCATTCCACAGGGGGACATACTTATCCCCGAGCCATGCTCCGTCATAATCAGGACGACCAATGACAATTGCGATATCATCTGCATAGTTGCGAACGAAGTCATCAAATTTTGCCAAATCCTCATCGTTTTCGGAGGTGTAGACGAGAACATCATTACCCTCAAAAACCTCAGAAAGGACAAATTCTTTCTTTTTTGGGACTTGCAGATGGGTTAGGTTTACGCCATAACTTTTGACGTTGTTGGCTAACAGCATCCTTCGGTAAGTGCCCTTTTCGGCTCCTCCAAAGAATACCCTCATTCCCAACCAGCCCTACGCCAAATGGAGGGTGAATGGGCTTCCTCAACCATAAGTCGTTCCGCCACATCGTGATAGGGACGAATCATGTGGATGCACGGGTCGTTACCCTCCACAAACTCATCGCACTCAGCGTTTGTCATGGGTTCACCATCGTGAGTGATGCACACGGGCGGACCACAGAAACTGTTTACCATCCCGTAGGAAAGCCATTCATCAAAATCCATGAATGGGGGAAGATGGGGGCCGTAAGGCTCTGAACCTACGCCACCCTCATCGTTAATGTCATTGGATGTCCCATCCGTCTGGCTCATGCCATGTCCTCTCCGCCTTGGCTAAGGCTTGTGATTCAATTTCCTCAACCAAAGATGTCCACTCTCGTGGAACCTTTTCGTCAACCCATTCGGGGCGGACGATGTCGGGTACTGTTAAGAGTAGCGTAGGAATGCCCATGTGAGCAACCTTTGCAACAGAAATTGGGTCAATATCTATGTACCAGTAAATCTTTCCGTACACAGCATTAAAAGACGCTACACGGTCCACTTTGGTGTCAGCATGACCATCGGTAACCACATCCACCGTGTTGGCTTTGTACCCTTCACGCTTCAGCCATTCAAGAAGCAAAGGAGTATTTGTAATGCCCGTGGCAAGAATTGAGATACGTCCGCTGTACCCTGAAATGAGGGCATTCCACAGTTTCCTTGTTTCAGGGCGGGGTACTCGTGCCCCTAAGTCCTCGCCTGGGTGGGCAAGAGAATCAAAGGTGATGAGAATCACTTGCCGTAGAGGCCCATCTCAGTACGTTGGCGGTGCGTGTAATACTCAGCAACAGGGCAGTACATACAGAGATACTGACGCTTATCCTTAGGGACACCCGTCTTTCGCCCAATAGTCTTTTCCTCGTTGCACCAGTCAAGGCAACCCTGTGCAGGGCGGTTGTGACGGTTGAAGCACTTAAGGGCATCAACCTTTAACTCGTCACGGAAATCACGAATATAGACATCTTGCTCTGCCAGTTCGTTCTTGAGAGCAGTCTCCACGTCCAATTTTGATGCTGTTTCCTGGTCAGTGCGGAAAATCAAAGCACGACAGTTGTCAGGGTCAGGGATTTGGGCATTGTGGCGGTCACACAACTCACGAAGTTCCTGGTCATACTCAGGAGGACCATCATAGGGGCGCATCTTGTACATAACGCCGTGTGTTTTGCACACCAAAAGACGGTGAAACTCTTTATCTGCCATTTTGTGCTCCTTTTAGAGACGTTTACTGAATGTGTGCTTGTGGTGCGTCAGCAAGTGGGTGACGCTTTTGCATGTTGTACTGAACCTGAAGTTCAGCAGAACGAATCGTAGCATCTGTTGGGTCCACATCACCACCACGGTCAGGGGTAAGCGACTTGAACTTGCCATCGTTTGCACCGAGGCGAAGGTCACGATTCATTGAGCGGGATTCATTGACAGCCATGACTATCTCCTAGATATTCCGTAAGCGTTGAGTAATAGCATCGTTCTTACCCGTGAATTGAAGTTGGGTAGAAGGATGACCAAGGTCCATCGTCTGACCAGTGACAGGGTGTGTCCATGTGTAGTTTGGAAGGATTCCACGTTCAGCAGGACCACTTTGTGCGGACGCAGGGTTCACTGGACCTGCAATTGGAGTTTGCGGACCTGGAGTACGACCACCAACCAATGGCTTAGTAAGCGACTTAGTGGTTGACTGAGTGCCAGAAGGTGCCGAAGTTCCTGTAGTGCCTGCGGCACCACGAGGTTCTGCTTTCTTTGGTCCATTCTTTTGTTGACGGTCTTTCATCATGTCGTATGCCGAACGTGGTCCTTGAATTGGGGTAGTTGGAACAGTACCAGAAAGCAACGGAGGAGTGCGGAAACCACCACCAGGACCACCATCACCTGGAGCAGGAGTTGCTGGCATGTCACCTCGTGGAAGACCGCCAGCACCTGGAACATCCGAACGCCACGGACCGTACTGACCGAGTGCCCGACCAGCAGCATCCGATTCTGCGTTGGTTGATGCGCCTGCTTGCATGTCCCTCAGTTTATCTTGGCGTGAACGTGTATCAGGGTTAGAAGGACCTGTAATAGGAGTTTGTGGACCTACCGTAGTGGGGGTTCCATAGGTGGATGGAACTTGTCCTGGGGTACCTGGTCCAACCTGACCGATAGGTTGTGGTCCTGCGCCAAGTGCTGGGGTGCTTCCTGGCGGAGGAGGTGGGGTTCCTGGTCCACCTGGAGGATTACTGATGCGGACCCTGCTTGGACCACCACCGCCGCCTGGAGGCGTGGTTGTAGTGCCTGGACCGCCTGGGGGTGTCGTCGTAGTAGTGCCTGGACCACCTGGCGGAGGCGGTGGAGGAGGTGGAGGCGTGGTTGTGGTTCCACCTGTAACTGGAGGTGGAGGAGGTGGAGGGGTCCCTGTAGTTGGCGTGGTCGGTGCTGGTGCCCCAGGACTGTTGATGTAAGAAGTCCCTGAGTTGTTGTTTCCACTGAAGGCTGTTTGGTTTCCTCCCGTGTTGTTTGACTGAAAGGAGTTGTCGTACGAACCACCCCCAACATTTGCGCCACCCATGTTTCCATACAGAGTTCCGTAGTTGTCGTTACCCTGCACCATTGTGAGTCCACACCAACGCTCATACTTCCGTTGTTGTTTCCACGGCGCATAGCACGGCTATTAGATGGACCAGTGATTGAAGCCGATTGACTGCGATTTCCAGATGCCATACCTGTTCCAGTTCCTGAGGAAGAGCCACCCCCTGAAGAGGATGACGATTGGTTACTATTCATTTTAGCATCTTTGAGGTCTTTAACGCCCTGAAAAAGACTACCAATGCCTTCCCCTACTGCCTCTCCAATTTTCCCTGCATTGGCGAACTCATTGTAATGGGACTCTTTTGTCAGGCGATAATCAGGTGCGCCTGCTCCTGAAGTGACACCCCTAAAAGAACCTGCCGAACTTCCTGGTGGTGCTTGGTAAGCACCAGGCTGGCCGACCTTGCGCCATGTTTCCCAGTCAAAGTGAGTCGGTGGGTTACGGGTGGCACGGCTGATATAACGGTCTTGTGACTGAATGTCGTAATTACTGAAATCTTCGTCTCTAGCCATTATGCCCACAAACCTTGCATTGAGTACCTACTGGAACCCTCAAAGTTGTCCTCCATGAAGCCATTTCGGAACATCTCTGGTGCCCCAGAAATCCAAGACCTATAAGTTGGCATAGTTCTTGGAGTATTTAACACATCCATAATACCTTGTTCCCTCTTGGCAAACCCACGTGACTGGGGCATGAGTTGCTGTGGGACGACAGGGCGAATCTGTCGGATTTGCTCTGCGGGGAGCAACGCCGACTGAAGAGCCATATCTACGAGCATCTCTGACCGTGACTGGTTGGGCTTATAGGGAACTTGCATTACGTGTTAGTAATCCTCGGATGGCTTGTTGGGTGAGTCCTTCTTAGGGTTATGGTCCTCGTAAGTGTCCCCGCCTGGTTTTTGGTTAGGGGAGTTTGGGTCAACCCTACGGGGGTACCCAGGGAAATCCTTGTAGTGCTTTGGTCGCCTCTTAGGGTTGTTACGCTCGTCGTTACCCTTAGCCATTACTGTTCCTCTTTAGGACCGTACTCAGTGTCGTAGACAAGCCCGAATGGTTGTCCCGTGCGTGGGTATGCCTGCCAATCGTAGAAATGGGCATCCCAGTTAGAAGCATCGGTTCCAGGGAGGAACGGACGCTTAATCACACGCTTGTCGTTATTACGCTCGTCATTGCCTCGTGACATTATTCTTCTTCTTTCGGTTGACTGGAAGGATGGGCACTCATGCCCTTTTGCCGCCTGAGATTCTCAGCGTACTCTAGGACAGAAAGGTGTGGGTGTTCTGGGGTAGCAAAGTTTACCCAAAGAACATTTGGCTCGTTGATGTCCCGAACGACAATGGGATTGCGCTTAGGACGGCGCTTTACATTATCTCGCTCGTCTTTGCCCTTAGCCATTACTTGTCGTCCTTAGGCTCCCCAACAATGTCATTGGGGATTCCAACAATATTGTTGAACTCAGCGTCATACACAGCCTGCTTAATCATGTCTGCAAGTGCCTTGCCAAGACCACCCTGTGGAAACTCAGGGTTACTGGTTGAGGGACTATTAAGATGACTAGAATGTGTCATGCCCTCCCACGGACGTGTGGGACGGCGATGCGGATTATCCCGTTCGTCGTTACCTTTAGCCATTACTGGTCCTCAAGTTGCAGTTCAAGGTGCTTTCGCAGGTTTCCCAGTCGTTCTTTTTCACGAGGGTCAGTATCACCACGCTGAAGGTTGAAATC